CAGAACGTTCCAAATGTGACTCATCACCGACGTTGGCAACGTCGGTGAGCGGACCACCAATATCGTCCTTTCTTAATGGAAAGGTCGAGGGGGGTCGGCGCATGAGGCATTTGTGTAGGGCACCAGTCCCCTCGAGAAGATCTCGAGGAGGTTTGGCACGCACGTAGTAGCCCTTAGTTAAGGGGCTATGCGTGTATGGATCTAGTCTCTGGAACTGATAGCCCAGAGCTGTCTCCCTACCCAACAATGGTGAGGTTGGAGCTACATTAGGAAAGTGTTTTAACAACTTTCCCAAGTAGACATCCATCCATGCGGCAGTTTGCCACAGACCGGACCAATAACATTGGTTCCGGAATGCAACAGCAGCCAAAACACCATCAGCGTCCTGCCGTCTCGTCGGGAGTACACGATTAACCTTGACAATAGAACCGTCAAGACCATCATAGTATTCCCGTCCACAAGACTCTCTGTACCTTCCGGTCCAGAATGACTTGTCGATGTTAACTTTGAAGCCAAAAAGCTCAAGTTCATCGCAGACGGACAGCACAAAGTCTCTGGGGACAATTAAATCATCCCCAAAGACGCGCACCTGCTTCGAGAAACGCTTGACAAGCGATCTCTTAGACAGTGGGACATTAAGCTCCCGCTCGATCCCTAAGAAAATAACGGTCAGGAAGACCATTGCTTCGAAGGGGAAGCAGAGAGCTGAACCCATAGACGCGTATTTGGCTAAGCGTATAACGCCATGGCCAGGTACGTCAGCCTTCCGAGATCTGCTAGCATCGACAGCCCCAAGCAACATGGGAAAGTCCGCTAGCATAGCTCGTACATGCTGAAACGAAACACGATCGGAAGCCTCACTCAAATCGAGTGTAGCTAGATCACCGCTGAGTGATCCAGAACGAGCTAAGAACCGATTAGGTTCTTGATCGTCGATTCCGATGACCCTCGTGAGGAAACTATCCTCAAGAAGAGAGTCACGAATACTGCGAAGAATTGCCTGCTGTGCAAATTGCATGGCAGTTGGTTCAATCGCAATAATACGTGGTGTTTTAATCGTTTTTGGAACGGTGATTACCCTAACGGGAATCTCCGAGCCAGGTTCGACGATGTTAAGCTTATCCTTAAGTTCAGCATTGAAGCTGACATTCGGGATGAGGAAAGATTCAGCCGGTAAAACCGACTGGAGTCTCGCGGTCCAGGTTTGCTGATCCCACTTACCATTACTGGTAAGGTTATCAGCAACAGCGCCTGGACCATGCTTGGGAACAAGTCTGTCCCAGTAGATATCTCTATCTACTTTGGCAAACAAGTCACCAAATAGCATAGCGGACATGCGCTTAAAATCTTCCAAAAAGGAAGAATCTAAGCGAGCATCCGCTGCCTTAACATCATGCTCACATTGAACAAAATCGGACATCGCTTTACGCTCTCGTTTTACAGAGACCACCTTACGGCGGCCACCTGTAAGAGGGTACCCCTCTCGGGGATCCTCTGGGAGAGCGATCTTGCTAAACATCAGAGTTAACTGATTGATAGCATAGATTGCTTCAATGTCCGGATTGGTCAATAATGTGCCACTTACTGGATCGAACACACGTCCAAGGAAACCCCCAAGAAATTCGGGGAGACCAGTACGACGCCCTGGCTTCAATTTGAAGCTTGGAACGTCCGAAGGGACGACGAAACCTTGGTTCAGCCACTTTTTGGTAGCTTTGCCAAAGTTCGCCAGGGTTACGGCCAAAAACCATAACCCCTCGTGTTCGAACCGACTCTCGACAGTTTTTATGTCGAGAGTGGCGCTAGTGCAGCATCGCACAGCCATTTCATTAGCTGTGCAGGACCAGAGTGACGTAAGGCTTTTCACGCTACCTCCTTTTATCAAGGGGTTGGCGATCCGTAGCCCAATCGTCAAGACAAGCACCTACCTGTTAGTAAATCCCTACGCGAGGTCTTCGGGGAGAAACTCCCCAATCGACTGAAGCGCAAGGACCCACCCCAGGAGGTACCCGCGGGAGCCCACACCCATGTAGTCAAACAGGATGTGGAGCGCCCTTGGGTCCCGAGTGATCCGGTTGTTAAACCGGCACTCAAGGGACGAGATGATGGTCGGAATCTTTGACTCCGGCACCGCCTCGATCCTTTCCAGCGTGGGCTGATCTAGCCCAGTGGATTGCATATTCATTACATGCGACCTTTCTGGGATAGACCCAGTTGTTTATTAACAGACAGATGCCCTTCGCTAATGCATCTCGACACGTTACAATGCAGCTTTCTGTAACTGCTTTACAGCAGCCAGAACATTCTGCAGAGCTATATGCTCGAGGTCATCCTGAACAAGTCCAGGACGGATCGTGATCTGTATAATTGCCCTCTCGTGAGAGTAGGGTGG